GCAGAAATTTACCAAATGGTATTCATGACAGTTGTTGGTGTCGTAATGACAACAACTATGTTCATGACTATGATGTCGTACATGATGGATGATTAAATAATACGGTTGCATAATTTACATGGCATCGTATACAATTACACTCCAATCACCAGACGGTACAGAAACTACATTTGATTGTCCTGATGATACTCCTATTTTAGATCAAGCAGAAGAGGAAGGTTTAGATTTACCATCATCATGTAGAGCAGGAGCATGTTCAGCATGTTTAGGAAAAGTAATAGAAGGTAGTGTAAATAATGATGAGCAAACATTTTTAGATGATGATCAACTAGAAGAGGGATGGTCTCTCCTCTGTGTTGCTACTCCAGAATCTGATTGTGTTATACTCACAGAACAGGAGGAAAACTTAGAGTAATTAATGAAGGACAAGAAGGCAGCAAAAAAATTATTAAGACTTGCAAAAGAACATCCTGAGTGGTATACTAAAGAGGATATTCTTTATGCTAAGTCAGTTAAAAGACGTATCAAATTGGAAAAAAAGCTACGTGAAATGAATGATTGAAAATGTTGTTCTTAGTAATTTGTTTACCATACCATTACTTAATATAAGTATTTTAGAAGATACTTCTGAGATAAGTGGTTATCATGATTCTGTTCTTATATCAAACGACTATAGAGTATTAGAAAAGTATCCTAATATTAAAAATATTTTATTAAAAAATATTCGATCTGGATTAAAGAAGTTGGGATATGCAACTGAATTTGATATATCAACTTCATGGTTTACTAAAAATAATAAAGGTGACTCTGTTCCAATGCATAACCATAAAAATTCTTGGTTTTCTGCAGTATATTACTATGGAAATTATGATAACAACTCTGGAAAACTTCTTATACACAATCCTTTAAATAATCTTACATCTTTTGATGATACTATTGTTAATGCTAATAAATTTAATACTCCTACGACAGTTATATCACCCGAAAGAAAAAGGATGATTATTTTTCCTTCTTATCTTTATCATAGTATAACTGAACATTTTAGTGATTTAATTAGATATTCTTTGGCATTAAATATTGTTCCTGTTGAAAATTATGGTGTATATGATAGTATGAATGATACATCTTGGTATTAATTATGACTGAAGAAAAGTATTCAGATGCAAAATTGAAACTGAGGAAAGAAGTACTCAGGATTCTTATGAAAAAATATGGCCATGAGAATAACAACAGGGCAATCTATGAGTGTGCTGATGAATGGGTAGAGAAATATGTTATAAGTGCAGGTGTTGTTGATTATTATGGTGCTTATAAACAATCTTTTATAAATAAATCACTCGAATAATTATCATGCAAAAAATAATTAATGTACTTGCTCTTGCGTCTACTGCTGTATCTGTTGCCGTTGTTGGTAGTGGGTTATACGTATACGTCAATCGTGCATCCATCATTGATGGAGTTAAATCTCAGGTTATGGAGGCAGTTACTGGATCTTTGGGAGGTTTTGGTGGAGATCTTCCTATAGGAGCTCCTGATCTTGCACCCTCTACACCTCAAGCTTCTGCACCTGTTGCACCTTCAGGTGGTTTAGGAGTTCCAACTTTCTAAATAGGTCAGTTGCACTATCTTTATGCCTGATGAAGTAAAGAAAGAAGAAGAAGTAGTAGTAGAAGAAAAGGAAGAAAAGAAGAAAGGTTTCTTTGGTAAAGCAAAGGCAGCACTTCTTCCTGATGCTGAAGAACAAGCAGCAATCATCTCTACTGCAGTGAGAATTACCGTTCTTGCCTGGTCGGGTGGAATATTGACTCTTAATTATGTTGCCATTCCAGGTGTACCACAACAGAAAATAGATCCGACATTTATAGCTTCAGTTTTTACAGGAGTTTTAGCTAGCTTCGGAATTCAGACAGCATCTAAGAAAGGTGATGGTACTATGAAGATGAATGGTAATGGTAATGGTGGTAATGGTGGAACACCTCCTGTTACTGCAAAAGATATTGAGGCGATCATAGCGAAAGCTGGTCCTACTCAAACTATTCGTATTGAGCAAGCACCTCTCAAAATAATTGGTGTTTCTGATACTGATAACAAAGATTCTTACAAACTATAAACATGGAAGATTTAATGAAAGCATTGCCTAAAGATGCACAAAAGGCAATAGAAGAAGTACCAGGTCTACAAGAAATTATTGAACCAGAACCACAAGGTATTGGTGTTGGAACAGGGATTGGTATAGCAGCAATTGTATTAATACTTGCAGCTGCTGTTGCAAAATACAAGTGTAAAAAGAAATGAAAAAGTATTTAAATCAAACCACAGTCAACGTTGTTGCTATAGCAACTGCTGTTGTGTGGGGTGCATGTCTTATTGGGAATGTTTTTGACAAAGGACCAGATAAGGCTATGAAACAACAATTGCTATTGAATAAGCAATTGGATTATGATTTGGCAAGACTTAGGCATTGTGGTGAACTAAAAAGATTTGGAATTGAGTATCACCCTAACTCAACAATGAGTTTCTTATGTGCCGATGTTATTATTAATCCACCGTATGAAGTAGAATGAAAAAAGTTAAAGCAGGATTCGACAAGTTAGTTGAATGGGATAAGGCACTTATTAAAAAGTGTCAAGATAAGTTTGGATGGACTGACTATCAAGTAACTTGTATTGCTTTTGCTAAGGGGTTTGTTATAGGTGCTATTCTTCTTTGATGAAAGAAACTAAGTGGTCAGCTCAGATTCTACTCAACTCTAATAGATTAACGAAGGTTGAATTTATATCACCATCTAATCTAAGAGAGGATGCTGAACAGAGATGTAAAGCATTGTATGGTGTCTCTGATGTCAGACAATTGACTAGGTTGTGGAACTAACACTCAGTCAGTAAGTCAACACCAAACTAGGCAAAAATTACTAGTCCGTGCTATAAATACGGTTAGTATGGGATTGAAAAGATCATGCCCCTAACGCAACAAAAGCATTATACAGTCGGTTATCACGATAATCAACTACATCATCATGAAATCTGTGAGTACGCTACAGATTCATATCAAGCAATTCAAAATTCTAAAGAGGATGTTCCTGCATTAAAGGAGCATCCAATGGGACATTGATTATGGCAAAACATAAGCACGAAATTATGTGGTGGATGAGTAGACTAACTATAATGGGTACGTCTTTAGGACTATCTACATGGTTAGCTGCACAAGCATATGCATAGTTATAAGAACCCTTCTAAAGCACAGGATCTTTCACACTTAGAGGCACAAGTCACTAAAGGTAAGAAGTATTATGATGAGCAAGGGTGGGAGATCTCTGCACCCATCTCTGATAGAGAATGTATATACAAGTGTCTAGAAAATTGTGAGCAACTTGCTGGACTTGATAGAAAGCAAGTTAAAAGATTAATGGAAGAGTTTGAGAGTGGACAAAAGGGTGAAGATGTTGTAGACTTAGTATCAGAGTATCCTCCTTTATAACTATGGCATGGGATGACCCACTTGATTTTAAGAAAGAAGGTATAGTATTAGATTACAAAACTGCTGGTGTAGATATAGAAGCAGGTAATAAGTTTGTAGAAAAACTTAGAGAGAAAGCACCTGGTATTGGTGGGTTCGGTGGGATGATTAAGATTCCATCAGGATATGATGAACCCATTTTAGTATCTGGTGCTGATGGTGTTGGGACTAAAATAAGTTTATGCACAGTTGCAAATGACTTTACAACTATAGGTCAAGATCTAGTTGCGATGTGTGTTAATGATGTGATCACATGTGGTGCTAATCCATTATATTTTCTAGATTATATTTCTACTCAGAGGGTGGATAATAATGTAGCAGATATTATGATAGGGATTATGAAGGGATGTGAGATCGCAGGTTGTGATCTCTTAGGAGGAGAGACTGCTGAACATCCAAGACAACTTCATTATGATATGGCAGGGTTCTGTACTGGTATAGTAGAGAAGAAGAAAATTATAGATGGTTCTGCAATCAAACCAAGTGATAGAGTTATTGGTCTAGCAAGTAGTGGACTTCATAGTAATGGATATAGTATGGTTAATTATTTGTTGACCAGACATCAGATATTTTATAGTGATCATCCTGAACTACTTACTCCAACTACAATTTATGCACCTGTAGTTAAGAGATTGTTGGATGAAGGAGATTGGATATATGGTATGGCACACATTACAGGTGGTGGTATTACTGAGAACCTACCACGTTGTTTACCAGAAGGACTGACTGCTCGTGTAGATTATAATGCATGGACAGTACCAGAGATCTTTAAGAAGATCCAACTTAAAGGTAATGTGGATGAAGATGAGATGAAGAGAGTATTCAATCTTGGTATTGGATATTGTGTAGTAGTTCCTGCTAATCGTATGGAACTTACTATGGATATTATTAGAGATGAGGGTATAGAGTGTTGGGAGATTGGGGAAGTGTATGAGTGAGGTTGTCCATAGTGTAAATATTATGTTGGCTATACTTCTTGTAGGAGTATGTGTTACAATATACTGGATATTTAAATACGATGATTGGAATCCTAACCCCATTACTTATAACCATGTCTCCGAATCAGATGATTCAGGACATGAGGAATTGGGAAGCAGAACAGACTAGAACTCCAGCAGAAGAATCTATAAATAGATCACTAGACCTATGGGAGACAGAAGATGGGAGCAATGACACCCCCA